CCGCCGCGGCACAGTAGAACGTGGACGCCGCCGTGACCTGCTGGCCCGTACTGTCGCGCACGAGGCGGACCTTGCCCTCCAGGAACCCGGGCACGACCGCCGGGACCTGGTACACGTCACCGACAGCGCCCGTCCCCAACCATGTCTCCACCGTGACCTTGTGGACGTAGAAGTCCTCAACGCCGGTCATCCGTACATCCAGACGTTGGAGTCCATGAGGTTGTTTTCCTGGAGCTTCCGGACGGCTTCGGGGCAGAGGTTGTTCGCCGCGTACATCCGCGCGTTGTATGCCGTGACCGACGCCGACGCCGACGTGTCATAGTCCAGCGATGCGGACCCGATCTTTTTTGACCGGACAGGTGCGACAATGCCGACGCCACCCGCGAGTGGGTCGATGCCCGCACTGACCCACATGGCTGCCTGAATACACGTGGCATCATTCAACGCTTGCGCGACGACCGGGTCGGATGCCAGCCCCGTGACAGGGTCCGCCGCGTAGTACGACGAGGAGGACGCGGAGATCACCAGCGACGACGCCGACCTGAGCAGCGGGGTTGCGTTCGCGGGGGCAGCGGCCCCGGTCCATGCGGCAAGGTCTGCCGGGGTCGCCAACATGCTAGGGACCACAAAATTACCGAACAGACCAGCCATAGACCTACACCCCGTACTTTTCGATCAGATCAGATTTCGTCAACGCTTCCGCGTCGTCCACGGAAGCGCCGGAATGGACAGCCCACGACACCCAATCAACCTTCGGGGCGTTCAGCGCGGGCCGGACACGTTCGGCCTTTTCGACGTAGTCCGTGCCGTCCTTATTGACCCGCTTCACAGAACCTTTGTGAAGCTGGTGGAGGATAACCTCGTGCAGAGGGAGGGACAGTTCGTAAACCGTCCCTCCCTCCCCACGGATGTGCCAAGAACCCGTCAAGGATTAGCGGCGGTTGGTCCGGAACGCGGTGACCTTGCCGGCGAAACCGGCTGCAAGGTCAAGGCTGAGGGAGCCGTCGTTCTGAAGGAACCGCGCCGATTCGAGCGGGCCGATGAACACGGCGCCGGACGCGGGCACGGAGACGACGAGGTCGCCCTGACCGGACGATTCGGCGATCGGCTGGGTGCCGGCCTTCACGGTGGCGTTCAGCGCGCCAGCGGTCGAATTGGACACCCGGAGGACCAGCACCTCGGGGCGGGCCCCGGTGATGGTGTGCCCGTTGGGCTGGTCGGCGGTCGTGCCGACCGGGTCCACGAGGGACGTGCCGGCGGTCAGGTCAGTTACAGGTACAGCGGTGCGAGCCATGAGCGATCAGCTGCCTTTCGGTTAGGAGACGGTGACAAGCGCGCTTGCCAGGAAGTCGGGGCGGACGAGCTTGCCACCGTAGAGGACGAGGCCCTTGACGGCGTCGGAGAACGAGGACTGCGGCCGGTACGCCTCAACCTTGTTGATCTGCTCGGCGAACGTGTACGCGGCGTTGGTGCCGGCGATGGTCACGTACTCGGAACCGGTCGTGTTCGGGGCGTTGTTCGTGACGCGGATGTCGAACCCGGCGGCGCGACCGACCATACCGTTGCGGAGGCCTTCGGAGGTGCCGGATTCGTTGACCTTCACGAAGCGGGCGTCACGGAGGAGCGCGCCGTGCGCTTCGGGGCGGACGTTGATCCAGCGGCCCTCGGTGGGGACGTTCGCGAGGTCCAGTTTGATCTTCATCGGGACAAGGACCTTGTCGTAGAAGTCGGACGGGGTGCCCGCGGCGATGGTGATGGAACCGACCTGGTTGGCGGTCTGGATGCCGGTGTACATGGTGTTCGCGATGTACTGGTCGATGACGTCGGCGAAACCGTACGCGGCTTCGTTCATCGACTGGGGGATGACGTTGCCCTTGGCCTGGCGTGCGTCGACGTCGTCGACGGCGAACGCGAAGAACTTGGACTGGTCCACGACGAGGGTGCGCTGAGAGTCGTTGACCTGTTCCGGGTTGATCGTGGTTACGTTCGGGACGTAGCTGCTGATCGTGGGGCGGCCGATGGACGTGATGCGGACGGTGTCGCCCGCGGCGCTGATCTCACCTTCGTAGTCGCGGTTGATGCAGTCGCCGTAGACGAGGGCTTTGCGGGTGGCGACCAGGAGGTTGGCGGACCAGATCTCTGGGCGAAAGTTCACGATAGACATAGGGTGTCTCTTTCTGGGTTATCCGAGCAGATTGCGGAGGAGGCCCTTGGCCTGCGCTTCGACGATCTGGTCAGGGTTCATGGTTTTGAGCTGCTGCTCGGTGATTTGGCCTTGTTCCCCGGTTCCACCAGAGAGTTCGATGCCGCTCGCACCAGTCGCCCGGACTGCCTTGAGTTTGGGGTTTGCGTCCACTTCGGCTCGGACCAGCGCGTCGAGCTGCTGGGCGAAGTCGGTAGAGGATGGGTCCAGCTCGGCGAGTGCGCCCTTGCGGGTCAGGACTGCGTCGAGGAGGTCTTCGTCGGCGCCTGCTTTGCGGGCTGCCTTGTCGAGTGCGCGCTCCACTTTGAGTGCACGGATGGCCTGGTCCTTGGCGGACAGGTCGGCGGTGAGTTTGGCGGGGTCGAGGGGTTCCTCGGCTGTTTTGATCCCGGCTGCTTCAAGGATCTTGTTGATCCGCGCTTCGGCGGCGGTTTCGGCGTCGCGGGCCTTGACCCGGTTGGCTGCTGCCTCATCGCGGAGTGTCTTGACGTAGTTCTCGTCATACGTTTTGGGTTCGGCGGCTTCCGTAGTCTCGGTGGTCGCAGCGGTCTGCTCTGCCTCGATCCCGGTCGCTTCGGTCGCCTCGGTGGCTTCGTTCTCTACTGCTTCAGGCACAATGTCCTCCTGGGACGTGTCGGATGGTGCCCCTGCCATCTAGGCGGGGCGGGTGTTACGGTTTGAGGCCGAGGTCGATCTGTTCCCGGCGCGACCGGCGTAGGAGCCCGGTCTGTGCGGTGAAGTCCCGGATGCGTGCCTGCCCGGCCCTGACAGCCCGCGTGGCGCGTGCTTTGTCGAGGGGGGTGAGGGCGGCTGCGGCTTGGAGTTTGGACGCCCTGACGGCCCGTTCGAGGGCGCGGAGTGTCTGGGTGTTCTTGTAGTCCTGCTCGTTCGCCGCGGTCCACGCGTTAGGCTTCAACTGCGTCACGCCGGGCAGGTACGCGGTGAGCGTGTGTTTGCAGTTCGGGTGAAACAGGCCCGCGGCTGTGGCGTCTTCGATGGTCGCCGCGACATGGAAGCTCACGGGCTCGCCGTTGGAGGCGTCGGGTTCGGTGACGGGACCTTCGCCCCGGTCGGCCAACACCTTGCCTTCCCACGGGGCACACAACGGGCACGGACGCCCGGTGGTGCTGATCGTGAAGTAGGTGATCCCGGCGAGGGTGAGCCGGTCCCGGTGGCTGGCGTTGTAGGCCCGCTGGGTTGCCGTCCGGGTCGCCATCTCCACATAGGTAGCCAGGTTCCACTCCCGCCCGGCCTTGTCCGTGAAGCCGGTCACGCCGCGGCTGGTCAGTTCCCGCCACGCCTGCGCCTGAGCCTCCGCCGGGGTCGCCTTCCCCAAATCGGTAAGGATCTGAGCCGTAGCACCGCTTACGGTCGCGGCGCGGTACGCGTCATCAGCGAACCTTGTGATCCGGTGCGCCGCCGCGGACAGCCGTGACTCCAGGTCCTGGCCCATGAGCCGGGCACTGTTCACGTCGTGCGGGAGGAGGTCGGTGACGTTCCCGGACAGGGCGAAACGGTCCGCGTAACGCCTGACCTCTCGGGCCGCTGTGGCGTTACCGTTCCGTGCCGCCGTGTCCGCGACCGTCCGCGCCATCGTCTGCACCTGGGCTTGGACCGTGGCGGCGGTCCTGTCGGCTTCCCTGCGGAGATCCGAATACAGGGTCGCCATCTGCACACTGCCCGGGCCCGCCGCGATGGCGTCACGGACGATGGACGCGGAACGGATGATCAGGCCCTGTTCCGCGTCCGTGTACACCACCACAACCGACGCCGCGAGGGCATCAACCGTTACCGGCAACGACTCCGTCTGCTGCTGGGTCTGCGGTTCCGTCACTGGTCATCCCATCGCTCGGGTGCATGAACATCGGATCCGGGAGGGCCGCGGGCTTCTGCGCGTTGATCAACGCGATCTCAGCGCTGATCTGTTCGTCGTCCCAGTCGGGGTGGAGCATCCCGACGATGACCTCATCCGAGGCCGCCTCAGCGGCACGGAGCGCCTGCACGGTCTGGGCGAGGGATAGCATGGACTCCTGCACGCCCTCGGCGATGGCCGCGTCAATGTCGACACCGTCCGGGACGCTGTTGCCGGCGAACAGGGCCTTGTCGACGGTGAGGAGCTTCCCCAGCGCGTCCTGTAGCGCGGGCCGCCATAGCCGCCACTTCCGGTCACGGGTGAGGAGCGAGCGTTGCTGCTGCGCTTCGACCTCCGTGGCGGTCTTGACGGCCTTCTCCGCGCCCTTCATCCCGAACGTCTCCGCCGAGTAACCTGCGGCGGTGACGATTTTCATGGTGAGGTCGTCCGCGGTTTCCTTGTGTTCCTGGACGCGGATGTTGAACTGCACCTGTTCGATCATGTCGCCGAGGCGGGCGTCCTGACCGCCGAGCATCTCCATGGACGCGTAGGCTTCCTGCTCCGCGTTGAACGCCGAACCCTGCCCCGTACCCACGTTGTTGAGGAGCGACTTGGCGACCATGATGCGGGCCTTGCCGAGCCGGACGTCGCGCATCCAGGAGGTCATGGTTTCGTCTAGGGCGTCCATGAGCTGTTCGACACCGTCAAGGTCCGACCGGCCCAAGTTCCTGCCGAGGGGGTCGGTGCGCCAGCGCCGGTTCGGGGTCTGGTTCGGTACGTAGATGACACACATCTTCGGGGACTCGGAGGAGATGATCCCGAACGCGTCCACGGTCAGCGCGAGCGGCGCGGTTGCCGGCTGCTCCGTGAGCGGGACGGGGTGGCCTAGCTTGTCCTCCTCGCCCTCGTACAGGCCGTGGAGGATGATGCCCGTGCCCTGTTCGTCGGTTTCGTGGCGTTCGAGGTGCCGGTAGACGCGCTTGCCGTCACGGGCGACGACCTGCCAGAACGTCACCGCCGTCAGCTTGCCCCAACTGAATTCGGGGATCGCCTGGTCGGCGTCGACATGGGTGAGGAACGGGGCATCAGGGCGGGTCTTGGGGTCCCACCCGACACGCAGGTACACGCCACCCAAAGCGGCGCACACGTCGGCGGCTGCGGTGAGTTCGGCGTGGAAGTGGTCATCGACCAGTTCGTCCAACCGGGTCTGTGCGTCCTTGTTGTCCGAGGTGATGGTGATCGTGTCGGAGAACAACAGGTCAGCGCTGGCCTGGCAGAGTTCGGCGGCGATCGGGACGTGGAGCTTCACCCGCCGGTCAGGACCACGGGACGCTTCACCCCAGAACCATCGCGTCAACGCCCGGCCCACGGTGGCGCGGAACCCGCCATGATCGGACGCGAAGAACCCGGTAGCGGACGGATCCGAACCGGTAGCCCCGCCATACACGGAAGACAACTGGTCCGTGTCCCCGGAGTACCATGCACCCCAGACGCCCATGTTCGGGAGGATCCTGACAAGCTGCGGCGGGGGCCAAGACTGGCTGGTGGTGGGCAAGCCCATGAAGGCCCCTCTCAAAAGGATTGGTTAGTCTGCGAGTTCGCCGCGCCAGAGTGATTCGGTGGTAACGACGCCGTACCTGCCGGCGTCCATGCTGTCGTCGCCGCGTTTGATCGGGGCGTCCACGCCGCGTTCGGTCGCTTTCGGGTCCCACACGTAGTCGGTGACTTCCTCTACCCAGCCCGTGCACCGGTCGGTGACGACGAGTTGGCCTTTTTGGAGGAGGGAGGACACGATGCCGATGCCGTACACAACATCTTTTTTCGCGCCCTGCGTAGCCAAACCGTCGACGTAGAGTTCCTGGCGGAAGTCCGCCGCGGCGGTGTCAACGATCACCCATTCCGGGGCGAGGGCAAGTTGTTCGGGGTGGTGCGGCTTGCGGATCCAGTCACGGATCGTTTTGGACTGCTGCGAGGGCGACTGACGCAGTGTGGAGGACGTGCCCGCGTCGATCCGCAACTCGTCCATCATGTAGAGCTTCCGGTCGTACCCGATGCCCAGCATGATCGCACTGGTGGCGTGCTGGGTGCCGAAGTCAATCGACACGCACAACACCCGCTTCATGGGCGGCAGGTCTTCCCAGCGGATCACGTGCCTTGTTGGGTCCCACATGTCGTACACGGCGCCCTCGGCGTTCGTCCACAACCCTTTGATCATGCGGTCGTAGAACACGCCGGCGTAGGACGCCTGCATCTGGGCGATGTACGCGGGGCCCGGGTTGCCGCCGGGGAAGTATTGCGGGTTGTCGTGCATGGTGAAGTGGAAGACGCGCATGTTCTTCGCCGCGGCCTGGAGGATCCAGTCAAGCCGCAACCAGTGCCGGGTCGAGCCCGGGTTCGTGGTGGCAAGCAGGCGGGCGCCGGCGACACGGAGGCGGGAGACGAGCATTTCCCAGAACCCGAGCGGCAACAGGGTCGCCTCATCCACGTAGGCGAGTTCGACGGTGGAGCCGCGGATCTTCTCCTCAGATCGGGTGTCGTTCGCGCCCACGAGCGCGACCTCTTTGCCGAGGATCATCGCGATCCCGGAACCCTTGGTGTGCACGATGTGGTTGGCGAGTTCCCCGAAGATCCGTTGGTCCATGAGGGGGGCGAGGATGTTGCGTTCGATGGTCTGGAGTGTCTTGCCCACGATGATGATCAGGCCCGTGCCCTTGCACAACCTGACGGCGAGCAGGAACGCGAACAGGGACGCGATGGTCTTACCCGCCGACACGGCGCCGACCCACAAGCTGATCGTCTGGTCTTCGGATTCAACAATGGAGGCGATCTGCTTATCCGACAGGGCGGGGTTGCTCACGTCTCATCCCCCACTTTCGCGGGTTTCACCGCCGTGTCGTAGTGCTGCCGGAACCCGGTCAGCAGGGCGTCAACAACGGAGTCGGTCGCGGTGGTGTCCTTGGCGACCTCTTGCGGGGCGTAGTTCTTGATCGCCGTTGACGCCTGACTGGCGGCGGATTGTTCGCGGGCGTAGTCGTTCGGGGGGATGAACGACAGTTCAGCCTCACCCTCAGACGCGCCGGTCCCGCGGAGCACGGTCTTCCAGCGCTTCTGGCCGGTCTGCACGGCGCGGATCTCGGCGACCCGGTGTTCCTGCACTGCGATCAGTTCGAGGCGCAGGGCGGCGACCCGGGCTTTCGCGTCGATGACGTTACGTTCCGTCGCGGCAACCGTTGTCGTCCCGTCGAACTTGAGTCCGTTGCGGGAACAGAACGTCGAAATCGTGCCCGCGGGCCGTCCGGTGCGTTCCGCGATCTGCCGCTGGGTGAGGCCTTGTTTGTGGAGGGCTAGGATCTCGTCCTTGTCAGCCTCGGTCATTTTCGGAAGTCTGGGTGCCACCCTGCACCTCCTGGATGCTACGGGCTTACATGTGGTGGGTTTGGATGTAGTTGAGCCAGTCGCCGGGGCAGACGACGGTGGCGTCGGGTGCGCCTAGCCTGGCTGCGTGCATGATGTTGGACGCGAGCTGGGAACAGGTCGTTTCGCCGCGGTCGTCTAACCAGGTCGCTACCTTGTCGGGGATCTTGCCGCCGGTCAGGAAGTGCCAGCCCAGCGCAATGAAGGACAGGTAGTCGTAGCGGACGTGCTGGCTGTACTCGGCGAGCCCGGCGACAAGGTGCGCTTGTTCCTCGGTGTGGTTGTACCGTGACCAGATCACGTGTTCGTAGTCCGTGATGGGGCGAATGCGTGCACCGTGTGGCTCAGCGCTGATGCAGTGCGTGTCACTGATGGCAACGATGGTGTGATGCGCCCTGGACCGCGTGACCCGCTCAATGGCTTTACCCATCCAGCCGCGGCTATCGACAACGCACCCAACCTGACCCGTGAGCGCGGTCATCCCCATGAGGGCATCGACATGACAGTCTTGATGCGGGCTCCGAGTTCAGCCAGCGCCGGGACTGCTTCCGGGTAGCGTTCGGCTAGGTCGCCGGAGACGGTTCCGTCAGCTTCCAGTCGGAGCAGGTCGCTGCCGTCGTCGTTCATCACCACTAGCGAGGCGTACGCGTGGGGCTGGATGCTGAAACTGTTTGCTATCTCCATGCGTGCCTCCTAGCTAGGTAACAGTGATGTAGCCGCAGTTGAGGACGGGGGTTTCGGGGTTGGAGGCGATCTTGGCCCAAACCCGGTAGGCGCCGGGTGTTAGGCCGGTGACGAGGACGCCGATCTTGCCCGCGACGGTGGCGGGTGCGGCGAAGGTGACTGGTCGGACGCCGTCTGGGGCGAGACAGAACGTCACACCTGTTGTTACCGCTGTGCCGTCGACGGTGATGGTCACGGGCTGGAACTCCACGCTCTCGCGTTCGTAACTGTTCACAAGCTGCCTGCCCATCGTTTCGTGTCCAGAGTGGCCGTCTTAGACCGTGCGGGAAGGGTTGTTGCCCAGCGTCGCGGGTCAAGGGTGCCGGTGACGGTGATGTCTACCGGCAGGCCGAGGGGCACGCCGGAGAGTGTCAGCGAGCCCGTGCCGGAACGGCTGAGCGCGCCTGACGTTGTGGGTTGCCCGGTTGCGGTGAGTTGCCCCATGCCGCCGAGGGTGAGCGCCCCCGTTGTGGTGACCGCGCCCGTGAGGGTGAGCGTGCCCGCGCCTGCGAGGTTGAGTGAGCCTGTCCCTGCGCCCGAACCGTTCCCGGACAGGGCGAGCGAGCCGGGCCCGGCAAGAGCCAGGGTGCCGGCGGGTTTCGGTGTGCCAGCGAGTGCCAGCCCGCCAGTACCAGACAGGGTGAGCGTGCCCGTGTAGCCCGTCCCGGCGCTGAACGCCAGGGAACCCGTGCCGCCAAGGGCCACGGCGCCCGCAGCGTTCGCAACACCGGACAGGGCCAGCGTGCCCGTGCCGTTCGGGGCGATAGTGCCCGATGCTGCGGGGGAACCGCCCAACGCCAGCGCACCAGCACCGGACGGGGCCGCGGAACCGGATGCGGCAGGCTTACCAGACCCAGCAAGGGACCCGGCACCAGCCAACGCCACCGACCCGGAAGACGCGGACCCGGACGGGACAACCACGTTCACCGCGAACGTCAGGGCTTCCTTCGCGACCGGCGTACCGGTCTGCGTCGCGTTGCCTGTGGGCTGGAACGAGGTGGCCGTGTTCGATTCGACGTAGGCGACCGACAGGCCGTAACCGTCCGTACCGGAATCGGCAACAGCAAGATCAACGTCCTCAACCGGCGACCCTGTACCTGACCAGACCGTGGACGTGTACGCGTTGCTGGCGGTGTCGTCAACGCCGATGACACCGTACGTCAGGTTGGTGCCGGTCAGTCCGGTTAGTGCAGGGTTCGCCGCGGACGTGGCAAGGTTGTTCGCCGTCGCGGACTTCACGAACACGGACCCGGCAGCGAACTCGTAGATCACGAACCCGGCGGGGTAGTTCGACCCGTTGTGCGTGGTCGTGAACGAGGACTCGGACGCGGTCGCGGTCTTGTACCAGACGTAGAGCCCGGTGTTGTTGACCGATGACCCGTTAGCCGGGAGCGTCCAACCCGTGGGTGTGGTGGAGGTGACCGCGCCCTCGGCGATGGCGACGAGGAGGTTCCCCGACGTCGCCGGGGTGAAGCTGACCGTGTGGGAGGTGGTGCCGTTACGTGGTGCTTGGACGAGGGAGCGGTTGACCCACTGGACCATGCCAGCCCCCTACGGTGTTAGGACTCGGTGAACGTGAGGGTGAGGGCGTACGTGCCCTGGGAGCTGAAGTTCTGGGAGGTGACAGCCCCGCCGTCGAGGTAGTTCCCCGCGGTGGCCGCGTCGTGGATACCGGCACCGGCAACGGTCACACCGGACGGGACGTCGAACGTCGCGGTGGCGGTGATGACACCGTTCGACGGCGCACCCCAGCTCAACGACTTCCTGGCGTAGGCCGGCGCACCACCTGTGACCTCAGTACCCGCGCTGGCGCCGGGAACGGTCGTGTACAACGCAGCGTAGAGTGCGGCGTTCTTGTAAGCGGTCGCGAGGCTGTTCTTCATGCTCGCCGTCTGAATAGCCATGCGTGCTCCTAAAGCTGGGAAGAGGTGATTGTGGCTATTCAGCCGTTACGCGGTGAGGATGGTGAGTGAGGAGAGGTCGAAGCCCACTTCGGTGACGTCGAAGACCATGAGGCCGGGGTCACTGTCGCGGCCTTGGACTTGCCGGAACCAGTCGGACCCGTTGTCGAGCGTGGGGGCGCCGAGACAGTACCGTTGACGCCCGCTAACGGGGTTACGGCCCGCCACCGAGGCGCTGAAGCTGTGATAGTGACCATGCACGAGAACATCGGCGGTCGCAGCTGCCTGTGCACCAAAGGCCTGCTTCTGCCACCACGCAACAGCCTGTCCCGGGCCGAACTGACCCATGAGACGCCCATGCCCGCGGCGTCCGTGACACGCTGCACTTGCTTGTGCATGAACAGCCCGAGGTCATCGGAGGGGCGTCCGAGGTTCTGCTTACCGCACCGCCACGCCGCATGATTCGACGGGATCCCCGCAACCGTGACCGGTGCGTAACCATGCGCGAGGTTGATGTACTCGAACAGTTCCGTGCCGTACGTGTCGAGCTGGCCCGACAGCGAAAGGTCGTTCGTGAACATCGGGTTGCCACCGGACTCAAACCCCTCAATCCCGTCCCCAGCATCAGCCAGGAGGATCGCCGAGGGGTTCCGCTCACCGAGCAGCTCATCCAGTTTCTTACGGATCACCGTGGAGCGTTCGATCAGCTCAGCAGTGCCGCCACGCGAACCGGTCTTACCGATCTGCGGATCCGCCCACACAATGACCGTGGCGCGGTCCTGGTAGGGCGGCGTGGACTTCGGGGTCGCGTGACGTGCCGCAGCGTACAGTGCGGGCAGGTCAACGGCTTCCAACCCGGCCTCAACCGAGGCAACAGGCCGGACGTTGTTGAGTTTGTTGAAATAGCCGCCCTGCGGGGTGCTGGTGACTCCCCACGTGAAGGTGACCTTGTCGGGATCCTGGCCCTTGGAGGCGATGAACCGGCGGAAGTCTTCGTAGCCCCACGCGCGTTCGCTCATGGTCACGTAGTCGGCTGTACCGTCCGGGCGGTGAAGCTCGGAGTTGACCGGCACCTCAGCCTTGGAGCAAACACATTTCCCGGCGCGGTGGTCGTTGACGCTGGATTTGCCGATGCCGAGCTGTTCCGCAACGTGGCGTGACCCGTAGGTGTAGCGCCCGTCTTCATTCTTTGCGGAGTAAGCGAGGAACTTGTGGCCTTGGGCTTTGGATAGGTCGTCTATCGCGGCCCCATATTTACAGCGCGTCATGGTGTTCCCGTCTGCTTACGGTGGTGAAAGGGTGCCCGTTCTTTGTGGTTCCGCTGAACTGGGGCGATAAGGTGCGGTTGGGGTCTCTTGGGCGGCATGGTTGCGTGACGTTCCAAGGACGTAAGTTGACCGTGCTGGCGGCATTCCGAAGCAGCGGAGTAGGCCTGCACGAAAGCGTGGAAGATCCGTACGACCGCGTCACGGCTCATATCGTGTTGACCAGCACGGCCAAATCTAGGGGGTTAGGCCCGGGGAGGCCATGACCAGTTGTGCAAGCCGTCGCCTTCGGGTATTGAGCAAGCCCAGAAGGTGTCGTTGCCGTCTAGGAGGACCTGCAAGTTGCAGGACTTTGCCGATTCCCATACGCGGACGATGATGGCGGGGAAGACGTCGCCAGCTTCCACTTTGTTGCCGATGTGGATCTGCGGCCCGAGTCCTTGGCTGGCGAGCGTCACGCCCGCCGCGTTGAGGTTCCTAGCGTCCGAGCGGCGCTTGTTGATCTGCGCGGCGTCCTGTTCGCTGAGCGTGTAGTGAACGATGCGGCCGATGCTGGGGGTCTGGGTCATGTTGTTCCTCTGCTTAGGGGGTGAGTTCCTTCACCGCAGCCAACAGTGCGACTCGGGCGGTGATGAGGGCCGTCTGTGCGGTGTGGGTGCGCGGTTCGGGGATGAGCGCGTCAATCCGCTCCGCCAACTGGGCGAGGACCGCCGCGTCGTTGAGACCAGCGACAACATCGGGGTGAACGGGGGTGTGGCTGTAGCGTTTCACCGGACACCCCTATCGTCTTCAACGTGTTTGAACAGTTGGCGGGATTCGTCAACGATGACGGACACGAAGGTCTGGACGGCGTCCCGGTGCTTCAGCCAGTGGTGCCGGCACCACAGCAGCTCACCCGTCGCGGAACTGGGGAAGGTCAGGATCGTCCACACATAGGCGCGTGAACCGCAACGGTCGCACCTGTCGGCGTGGTCCAGGATCGGGGCCGGCGACACCACAGCAAGGCTCACGGTGACCCCGATTCGTTGGGCATGAAAAAGAGCCCCCACTTCGTGGAGGCTCTTTCGCTACAACTCAATTGTAAGTTCAACCGCGTATCAAAGTCAACACCTAATTTCGTGCGGAGTTACACTTCGTTTCGCTATCTGTACTTCGGGGTCACTTCTTCGTGGCACCAGCGGCAGTAGTAGGTCTTCAGCCACGGCGACCAGCGGCCCTTGTGTCCCCACAGCGTACAGATGAAGCTCATGCGAGGCCCCTCGCTCCGAGCACGCGGCGGACTTCTTCCTCGGTCATGATCCCGTCGTGCCAAAAGTTCATTAGGTGCGCGACGGAATGGTCAAGGTTGATCATCTCGCGCTCCATGTCCGTCAACGGTCGAACGTAGCCCTCGCGTGGGGTGAGTATGTAGCGTTCCATGGTGGGTTCGTGCTTCATGCGGCTTCCTCCCTGTATGGGATTTCCTTGACAGAGTATCCCGCGGAGGAATCTAGGCCACGCCGCCAAGCTGATGCCTGCGCGTCGTTCTGGTGGGCGAAGTAAACCTTGTGGTCTTTGATCGGTTCGCCATCCGGCCCGTGGATAACAAACGCCCACTTCTTGCCGTCCGGGTCCGTGTTCTGCCAAGCGCCATTCATGCGTGTTCCTCCCGGGCTTTCGCGCCATTCGCTATTATGTGGTCCGCAACGGCTTCAGCCCGGTCCCATTCAAGGCCTGACGCTTCAAGCACAAGTCGCTTCAAGGTGCTCCGAGTCATGCCCCCAACCAAACCTTTGCGTGGGGTCAGGGCGTAGCGGGCTAATATCGCCTCTGCCGCGGCGCGCTGGGTCGTGGGCCACGGGTTATCTTCCTGGAACTCATCTTCGGCGCCTTCGATAAGGAATGCCAGCGCAACACCGCTAGGGCCTTTGGGTTTGCTCATGCTGCTTCCTCCTTCGTGATGAGTTGTTTGATGTCGCCGAGCCGGTACATGGGCCGCAGGATCTTCCCGTCCTCCCCGCGTTCGGGGTTGACCCTGAAGAGTAGCCCCCTGGCTGCGAGTACCCGGATGTAGTCGGCGCCGACCGTTTCGCCGTGGACCTTGTTGAGGCGTTCGGAGAGTGCTTTGGGGTAGCCGATGATGTCGTCGTCGGTTTGGCGGGCGTAGGCTTTGGCCGTGGTCCGCCAACCCTGCACGTCCTCGTAAACCACGGAGCAGGTCCGGCAGGTTGCTGTTGCCCCGCCAGCGTGGGTGAACAGTTCCGAACCGTCTTCGGGGCAGGTGCCGGCGAACTCGGCTTGCGTCGCGGTATGGGTGGCCTTCTCACAATCCCTGACGAGTCCCCGCAATGTCGGTTCGACGTCGGGCGCCCATGACTGGATGCGGAGTGTCCCAACATGGGTGAGGACGTACGAGCTGAGTGCCGAACTGTCCCGGCCCGCGAGCCTGGCACCCGTGACCTTCGCCAACTCCAACGCCGTGACCATGAGGTACTTGTCGAGGGCTATGTGTGCATCCAAAGCGGCTTCGTTCACCGGCAACGGCGCGAACTGGGAACCCGTGCTGCTGACCCGTTCCCCGTAGCTCGCCGTCAGGGACGCCCGCGGAACAGCCCGCACCAAATCACCCACCACGCTGTCCAGTTCCGACAACACCTGCTCCAACGCCTCACAACACCGGTGGCACAAGTACACGCCCGGGACGTTGGCTTCACACGAACAGGTCATCGGCGACCCTTCTGCCACGGAGCAACCTTCGCCACTGCAACGACGACGATGCCAGTGAGGAACAGCAGGAAGGCCATGAACGGTATCCAGAACGGGGCGAGAACCCACCACCAAGACCAGTCGATTACATGGGTCAGCTTGAGGACGACGAAGGCGACGCCGAGCAGACCAGCAACGCTTGCAGTGCCAGAGGATGAAGTCGAGTTGGTGTTCGCCATGCTTTATGCCGCCTTTTCGAGGATGTCGCGGATGCGGTTGATGTTGTAGTTGCCGGCGGTGAGTTGGGCGCCGATTTCGTGGAGTGCCCGCCTGCCCGCGATCTCCCACTCAGACAACGGGGTTGCGGGTTCCTGGGCGCGTGCCTGCCGTGCACGGAGATCGTCGTAATCCGGGAGACGCTGACTCATGACGCCTCCGGTGCGGGGTAGAGCGCGTCCCGGATGGCGCGCGCCTTGGATGGGAAATTGGCCCACCATTTATCCGCGACCGTAGCCACCCGCTCTATCGTGGCCTGTTGTTCCCGCACCATGGCGAGGAGGGCGGGGACGTCTTCGTGGGCGAGCTTGTCGGCGTTCCGCATCCCAAAGTTGTACGTCTGGCAGTCGGCTCGCCGTGCTTCGATGGCGTCTAGGTCTAGGCTCATGCGGTCCAGTCCATTCTGTCGAGGCGTGAGGGTTGCGGGTTCGGGTCGGTGCCGATCAGATGCCGGGCAATGAACGAGGTCAGCCAGGATTTCATCGGGGCTTCCTTCCGTTGTGAATCAGCGCGGGGCGGATCGATTTGAACATGTGGTGCAGGGCTTCGCTGATGAGTTGCGCGGACCGCTCCTGCGAGAAGGCGAAGACGACGGTGTTGCCTTCCGTCCACGTCTCATGCGCCCATGCGGCGTCAGGCTCTGCGAGAAGCTTTGCCATGGCCTGATCGACCCGGTGTCTCGTGCTCATGCTGTCCACCTAAGTTGTGTGAGTCGTGAGATGGTGCGGGCTTTGATGCCGGCTGCTTCGTGGACGAGTTCCCACGCTGACCGGGCTTCGGGTCGTGTGCCCAACGCTGCGGCCTCAGACACGAGCCTCGCGTGGTTCGCTTCCTGCCGGGCCAGATCCGACTCCAACTTCCTCGCATGAATCCGGGCGACCAACTCCTGCCCTTCCGGGTCCAGTGCCGGGTCCGGGAAGCCGCCCGCAGGAATCCCCCAGAGGGCCCCGTTGAAGTCGAGCGTCATGCCGATGCCTTCAGGTTCTCGGCGATCTTGGCGAGGTTGTGCGCGATCCGCTTGATAGCCCGCACGTCTTTGTAGTCGTGGCCGTCCTCGTCCAGGTTGTCCACGAGGGTGATTAGTTCATCGATGATTGTCATGGTGCTCATCTCCGGGTTCGGGTCCGCTGCTTCGGGCCGATGCTATAATTCTACACTTCGTTTCGTGAATTGTACGAAACCGTGTGTAACTATTTTCGGGCAAAAGTTAGGGCCGCGTGCCCGTTGTGAGGGCCACAAAATCGGCGAGGGTCATCGTCACCCACTGATCGCCCGCTTGGCCCTTACCGTGGCGCTTGTGGACGATCAGGCCTACTAGGGCGCCATCGTTCACCCGCTCCACCTCAGCCTCAGCAGCCCACGAACCCAGATTGATCCGGGCCGTGTTCTTGCACTCCAACACCACAGGCCGGCCATGAACATGAACCCCACCAATGTCCCCCTTGTCCTTCGCGCCTGACTTCACCCGGCGGTCAGCGAACGGGAACCCATTCACCTTCAGGAAGTCCGCCGTGCCACGCTCAAACGACGAGCCGGCAGCCTTCGCCGAACGCCTACTCCGCGCGCGGGAACGGGACCCGCTTGCTACTTGCGAACCATTCTCAATAGTCATTTGGTGTCCAGGAGTCGGGTTGCTACGTGTCGGACGACGTTGACGGTGACGGCGTTTCCGCATTGTTTGTAACGCTGCGTGTCGCTGCCGATGGTCCAGCCGTCTGGGAAGCCCTGGAGGCGTTCCCATTCGACAGGGGTTAGCCGGCGGTCACCGTCAGGTGTGCGTAGGATTGTCATGCCGCTGTGGTTCCCGCCGCTGTGTCCGCCTGCGGTGAGTGTTCGAGCAACTGTGGCTTCTGCTGTGACGCCGACTGTCGTATACGGGTTACACGGTCCGCTGGCAGAAAATACTTCGGGTCGGGGTGTTCCTCCAAGATTTCCGACAAGGTATATGCGTTCCCGGTTTTGGGGTACGCCGTGGTCTTTGCTGTTGAGTACCTTCCACTGGACGTCATACCCCAGCCCATCAAGGGCGCGGAGGATGGTTCGGAGAGTTTGCCCGCCGTTGTGGTTGACGAGGCCTTTGACGTTTTCGAGGATGAAGTGTTGGGGCTGTCGTGCGTCCAGGATGCGGGCGATGTCGAAGAAGAGTGTTCCGCGGGCTTCATCGAATCCGAGGCGTTTGCCGGCGATACTGAAGGCCTGGCAGGGAAAGCCACCAACGAGAAGATCGAACTCTGGAAGGGCAGCGGGGTCGATGAGTGTGGCGTCACCGTAGTTGTCATGCTGGTAGTGCCTTTCGTAGGTGGTAATGGCGTGGGTGTCGATTTCGGAGTAGCCGACGCATTCGGTGGTGAGCCCTAGTTCTTGGGCTGCTTGTTCGATGCCGAGCTCAAAGCCGCCTATGCCGGTGAACATGCTGAAGTACCGGACGTGCCTCATGATTCCTCCCCGTGTGTGTTGCAGACCCAGCCGTGGGCGTGTTTGGTCATTTCGGTGACGGGTTTCTTGGTGACGCATTCGATGCAAAGCTGGTCACCCATCAGATTCCCGGCTGTCTTGGACTTGACCACTTCCCAATGTTCCGGCCACAGGATCGCGGCTGGGGTTGTGGCTTTTTGGTTGTTCCAGGTCTTTTCCGCCGCCGCCATCACCTGAGTGAGTGAAGCGCCCCTTGATGCTGCTTGCTGTAGTGAGTTGAGGACGCCCTTCTCGTTCCATGCGGGGCGTCGTCTGCGGATCATTCTGGTTAGGTCGTAGGCGTCGTGATAGTCGAATTTTTCTGTCATGGTGTGAGACCTTCGCGTTAAGTAGGTGACGTCGGCGGCGGAAAGTACCCCAACTTCTTTAGAAGCCAAGCGAAGCGAAAGGCGAGGTTAGACGTTCGTGCGTCCGTCCGTACGTGCATTGCTTGGTTAGCAATGCTTGGAGCATTGCTTGTGGCATCAGACTTTGGCCTTTTCCCATCGGGCCGCTGCTGCCTTCTTTGCCTTTTCGGATCGCTTCCGGTTCTGTTCGTCGGTGGGTTGGTAGTCGGTCCAGCCGTTGACCATCCACCCGCCTGGCTGTTCAATCCAGAGGCCTACGTCTACGAGGCGTTGGGCGTCTACTGGTTTGGCGTGGATGAAGGGGAGGGCTGCTTTGGGGAAGAATCCTTCGAGGCCTTGTTCGCCGCAGTAGGACAGTGAGCAGACGTAAACGAACGCTGATTCTTTGCCGCCACGGGCCTCTAGAAGTGCCAGAATTTTGTGGTTTCGGGGCATTGCGGTGTCCAACCGGACCCACGGGAGGCTCATGCTGCCTGGTCTTCCATGTTCAGTAGGCGGCGTGCGAGGTCGGCGCGTCCGTGCTTCTCCAGGCGGCCCCTGAGGGTTAGTTCGCGTCCGGTGTAGCCGATGGCTTTGAGGATGTACTGCTGCCCTTGGTGGGCTTTGAGGAGCCATTCTATTTCTTCGATGATGATCTGCGTGCTTGGGCGGGTTGCGCGCCGGTATTGTTCGCAGTTCTTTGTCCATGCCTTCTTGCATGGTTCGCAGCGTTCTTCGCCGCGGTGGGTGTGTGCGCGGTAACCGGCGGGTGTCCCGCAGGTGTCACGGTGGACGGTGGGGTTTTTCATGCCGCGTTCCTTTCGAGGTGCAGGGTGGCGTCCATCCATGCGGCGAGGGCTGTTTTGTGTTGCGCGGCGGCGTCGGTGAAGTTGATTTCGACGGCGGTGATGTTGCGGCGCGTGGCTTCGTGGTCTTGGCCGGTGAGGATGGCTGTGCTGTGGGCGGTTTGGGCTTGTTTGAGCCGGTGGTGCCAGGCGTCTTTGATGTCGCGGGCTTCGTCGTACCGGTTTTTGAGGACTTGGAGTTCGGTGGTGGGTTGGGTGCGGGGCCTGATCCTTGTGACGCTCATGGTGTTCCTTTCGGTGGTGCCCCGCCATTGCGACGGGGCACCGGGTGGAAGTGGCTAGAAGGGGACGTCGTTGGACTGGGACGCCCACGGGTCGTCTTGTGCGGTGGACTGCCCGAACCCGGACGGCTGCCGGCTTGACTGCTGGGAGCGCGGGACGAGTGCGACGGCATCGGCAACGACGTCGAGGGATTCGCGCTGCTCGCCGTTGTGCTCGTACTTGCGCGTCTTCATACGGCCCGTGACCAACACCTTGCCCTTGCCGTCCGGGATAGCCGCGTCGAACGCTTCAGCGGCAGCACCGAACAGGGTCACGTTGAACCAGGTCGTTGCCCCGTCTTCCCACTGCCCCTGCTGCGTCTTGATCCGATCGGTTTCGCCAGCGCTGAACGATGCGCGGGCCTTCCCCTCATTGCTGAATTTGAGTCCGTGGTACTTGCCGATGTTTCCGGTGAACGTGACGTTAGCCATTACGCTGCTTCTTTCTTGGGGTTTCGGATGGTGTAGCTGTGGGTTGTGAGGTGCCACGCCTTGCAGAATGGGCACCGGTAGATCGCCTGACTCCGGGCTGTTCGGCCTTTGCGGCGGGCGGTGAACGTCATCTTTTTGATGATGTTCCTGGCCTCGTCGTAGGTGTGCCCGTCCTTATGGCAGGGCGGGTTCATCGGCTGGTGTGGCGAGGAGTCGGATGCTGTCGAGGACCCCTTGTTCGGCGCCGGCTGCTTGGGCGTCGAGCCAGAGTGCCCGGAGCGCGTCGACGTCGGTGAGTTCCCCGGCTTCTTCGAGCCAGTCGCGTTCGACGCGTTCCCCCAGGTCCTCCATCGGGGCGGGCTCGGGTTCGGGTTCGGCGTTCATGGCCTGCTGAACCCGTGACGCGGGCTTCCCCTTTAGTGCTGGTGCTGCCGCTGACGCCCGGGTGTCGTTGTCAGCCTGCGCCATTTCCTCAGCCGTGTAGATGCCTGAGAGGTCCTGCGGGTAGGCCTTGCGGAGTGCGAGGGCTTCGGCGCATTTGGCGATCATGATGGCGCCCTTGGTGGCCCACATCTGCGTGTAGGAGCCGTCCTTCGTGGTGCCCGCGTACTCACTGAACAGTGCGACAGCCGAGAACCGCTCGCCGTTGCGGAGGACGGTGACCTTCGCGGCGGCGGGTGCGGTCTTGGAGATCCACACGTCCCGCCATGCCCCGTCTTCGCCGCACCAGAGGGTGTCTTCGTAGCCGAGGGATTCCCCGGCCTTGTCGGCGGCGCGGCGTGCAATGAGCCGGTATCCGTCGATGCCGGTCTGGATTGTCTGCTTCGTGCCCTGCTTGGTCCAGCGCCCGATCATGTAAATCTGACGGGCGAACGGGTCAAGGCCGGTGCGGACTGCCTGGTGGAAGAACACGGCGAGGTCTTCGCGGGTTGCGTTCTCCACGCCGAGCTGGCGAAGGGTGGCGACCTGTCCCGAGGTGAACTCGGTCTGTCCGTCCTGCAATGTGAGGGCGGTGCCCTGCGTGCGGGTTGCTACTGTGCTCATGCTGCCTGCGCTCCTAGTTTGTTGTCGGCGTCGTAGATGGCCCATTTGGGGAGTGGGACGGGGTCGCCCATCCGGTATCCGGGCCACGTGTCGGTGAGTTTGCATTGCTGGTAGAGGCGGATCGCCCGTTCGTTGAGGGCGCGTCCGGTGGCGATGGCTTCCTCGTCGAGTTCGATGACGTTCACCAGATAGGGGGCCGTCTTCTCCTGGACCACGAAGGCCATGCCGGGATCCTTGGAGAGCCCCAACGCTTTGGCGGCGTCGATGTAGAACGCGGCCTGCTGGTGGTAGCCGTAGTCGGCGGCGGACTTGGCGAACTTGAACCGGTCAGCACTGACTGACGTCTTGTAGTCCGTGAGGAGGAGTCCCGGGCCGCGGTGGTTCGGGAGCCAGTCGAACCGGGCCCGCAACCACACACCCGTCTCGTGCTGCCAGAACGCCGACTGCTCCGGCATCCCGTCCCGCAACAAGTACATGGCTTCCTTGTGCGTTTTGATTTGCTCGGCCATCGCCAACACCTGGGCGTAGTCCTTCGTCAGCAGCGGGGTCAACCCTTTGGCGTGGGCTTCGTCGCACTGCTCTTTCGCGGCTTTCGACATCCAGTTCGGGGCGTCCACAACCACAATCCCGGCGTGGTCCCCTTCGAGGATCACGGAGTGTGCGGCGGTCCCAAGGTCGAACGCGTCCGAGTGGTGCGGGTGGGTCTGGTCGTAGCGGAAATGCGCCGGCGTCTTGTCCAGGATCTTCCGCGCCCCGGTGCTGCTGAGGCTCCCGTCCGGGGTCGGGTCACTGTGGTAAACGTCGTTCGGGATGCCGGAGTAAATGCCCGGCTTCGTGATCGTGATGCTCATTAGTTGAACTCCTCTGGGTCTAGGTCGGTGGTTTGTGCGCCGTCGTCGGCGGTGCAGTCTTCGCAGGGGCACATGCTTTTGCTGAGTGGGTGGCGGCGGGGTTCGTCTTCATCCGTCCAGTCGTTCACTGGTCACCGTCCGGGTTGTTTTGGTCGGTGAGGAGCCGGTTGATGGTGGCCCTGGTTTGCTTTTCGATGTCCCGCCATCCCTCGGTTTCCCAGTCGCGGCGTTCGGGGCGGTGCACTTCGAGGTTGCCGGTACGTTCGATCATCGTTTTGCCTTTCGTTTCATGACTTTCTCTGCCCTGCCTGGTTGCCACTCGTGGAATGCCCCGTATCGCTGTTGTGCGTCGTGGGCTTCGGGTGGGAGGTCGCAAATGTCACATGCCATGAGGCTTGCTGAGAGTCTCTTCGCCGCTTCGAGTCCGGTTACGCGCTCGGTCTCTATGCGCTGGCGTTCTGCCTCTGCCTGCGAGATGATCCTTGGCCCCGGCTCGGCCCCGGATTGCGGGCTAAGCAGAACGGCTATGTAGTCGATGACTTCGTTGGAGAGTGGTGGTGCGGCTGCAACGGTTTGGGCGATGTAGTCCGCTCGGCTGATAGTCACTTGCGTGCCGCTTTGGCGATTGCCTCGAACTCTTTGCGGATGTCCGGGTGAATCGATGCCCAGTCCTCCACGGTGGGAAGTTCCCGGCTTGCGAGTGATGCGTTGTAGAGGCGGATTGCCAGTGGCGTGCGCTCTTTGGTTTCGGTGCTCATTTGCGTGCCTTTCCTGTGATGCTGATGGGTAGGTTGTTGTCGTGGCGGATGGCGGGGCGGATCATGAGGCCCGCGGGGATTAGCAGGAGGATGAGGATCAGGGCGTTCATGCCGCGTACCTCAGTTCTTCGATGGCATCCGCGTGGGTGGCGAATGCGTTGCAGGAGCCACCGCACTCGCGTCCCCAACCCCACCAGCGGAAGTCGTGATGTTCGGCCTTGGCGCAGATAGCGTCACGAAATGCCCACGGGAAGTCCTCGGATCCGTTCTTGCGGATCACGAACCGAATGCTCATGCCGCGTACCTCCGTGCTGTGAAGCCGGCTGTTTGGAGGACGAAGTAAAGATCCTCCCGGAGCTGTGATTCGAGGCGGTCCAGGATGTCGGGGGCCGTGTTGACCGTGAGCGCCTGGTTTTGGATGAGGTCGGGGTGGGTGCCGCACTCAACGGACTGGAACCCGTCGAGCGTTGTCAGCACGTCCACGAGTGACCCGTGACGGATGTCCGCACCGATTGCGGCGGTGATGTCGTCTTCGAGCTGTTCGAGCCGGTCCAACTCAGCCATGACGCTCTCGGAGCGGGCGGGTTCGTCTTCGATGAACTGGGCGCACAACTCCCGGATGATCTGCCGCGCCTCGGGTTCGGTTACGCGGCCCATCACGCGGCCTCAGCTTCGGCCTCGGGTGCGGCCATGATGGACGGGGCGCGGTGCTTGCCGAAGCCGGGGAGGATTTCGGGCTTCACACCGTGGATGCGGTGGAGGTTTTCTTCGCGCTGCCAGAATTCGAGGGTTTCGGCGGACGGTTCTGCACGGTGCTGGGGGCTGGTCTTGGCGGTCATTTCTTCTCCTGGTCTGATTCGGTTTTGCAGACCGCTTCGAGGTCCGCTGCGTTGTAGATCTGGGTTGATCCGTCTTCGAGGGTGATTTGCACGATGGTCGGGCTGATCCGGTCGAAGGTGATTGGGGCGGTATGGGTGGTGGACCAGATGGTCGTCACTGCCATCACGCGGCTTTTGGGTTCACGTATCGGGGGTCGAGGTCGAGGGTCTGCGCGATGGCCGGCACCCGGTTAGCGGGGATCGGTCGTGCACCCGACTCGTAGGAGGCGAGGGTGGACTGGTCGCACCCGATGGCCTTGGCGAACGCGACCTGCGTGAGGCACTTTGCTTCGCGTTCGCGCTTGAGAATCCGTCCGATGCGGGCGTTGTCGATGTTGGTTACCTTGCTCATTTGCTTGCCTCCGTATTTCTTTGCCGGGGCTTGTCCCTGGCTGATGTTTGAAGACTAGTGCAATAAAGTGCAATATTACAAGACCTAAAGATGCAATACAGTGCAAAACCCCTAGATTCCGCGGGAAACGCGGTGCAAAAGTTGGGCGTGTCGCAGCGATTATTGCGCTTTTGGGGCTTCGGCGAACTACAAAAAATCTTTGGTATTGCACCGGTTGATGAAGGACGATGTAGCCATGCACCCCAAGCAGGGGGTGTCGCTGCACTAGGTATCTGACAGCCGTGTAACTAGGTGAAAGTCAGGTAGCCGCAGACCTTGGATTTTTCTTGAAGTAGGAGCACATTAGCGATATGAGCGAAGACAACAGAGATGAGCTGTCCCGTTTGATCGGGCAGGAGTTGGAGGAATCTCGTCGGGGGCCGAGTGACGTTGTGAGGGGTTGGTCGTTGTCGGCCCGTCGCACTTTTTATGGCTGGAAGGATGGTTCGTCGTCGCCGCAGCAGAAGTCTCGGGGCATGCTGGAGGACGCGCTTGGCTGGCGTCGTGGGGTCGTGACCGAGATCCTAGAGGCGCCGATCACGCAGAAGTTCACGCTCAGTGAAGTGCGAGACTGGGCGGCTTTGCCGGATCCTGGTCTGGTCAAGGCCCGTGATTTGTCTGATGCTGAGTTGCTGGCGGAACTGACTCGCCGGCTGGGTAATTTGCGCGCTCAGGTGGATGAGATGGTGACCCCGTCGAACGTGGTCCCGCTGCACAGTGATCAGAATCACTATGATTTGGCCGCGTCGGATGAGCATGTTCCGGGTGAGGATGATAGGGACTGAATGGCCCCTGACCTGCACCGATAAGGTCACGTAACGGTTTGTTATCTGATTTATGCTGAAATCGTGACGGTTTCCGAACATACTTTCGACCCAAATTGTCAGACAGTGACCTTATTGTTATCCCCAATCGGCACCACTGGGGGGCTGGGGATCGACATGTTGTGGGGTTGTCATGGTTCAGGTGGTTATTGGTCGTTTGCCCGAGGGTGTTCACGGTTACACGGACGGGGAGCGGATCTTCGTTGATGACCGGCTCACGGCGGAACAGTTGATGTGCACGATGGTCCACGAAATGATCCATGTGGAGCGGGGCCAGGGAACACGGCAGTTGGAGTCTGAGGAGATGTCCGTGCGCTATGAGACGGCGCGGCGGTTGCTGCCTCTGGACCGGATCGCGGGTGTGTGTAAGTCGGGGCCGTTGTCGGAGACGGCGAAGCTGCTGGGTGTAACGAAGCGGGTCCTCATGGACCGGGCCGCGACGTTGACGGACTCCCAGGCATCCGAGGCCGGCTGTTGGGAGTGCCAAAAATGCCCCGCCATCCGTATGCGTGCCGCAATGATGGTCGCCGCGTGACTTACTTGACAATTCGTGGGAAAATGGAGTATAAGCACTTCACTAATGTCAGGGGTAACGGGTGCCACGTCCACAACTAGCCATAGGTGACTACGGCCATATCAGCTATTCGAGGTCGCCGGATGGTAAGCATGTGGCGATGGCGCGTTACAGGGATGTGGATGGCGAGACGCGGCGTGTGAAGGCTCAGGGGTCTTCTAGGGGTGCTGCTGAGTCGGCGTTGAAGGTGAAGTTCAAGCAGCGTGCTAAGTCCGCGGGTGGTGTGGATCTGGATAGTGAGTCGCGGGTGTCTGAGTTGGCGGAGAAGTATTGGGCCGCGAAGCAGGAGGACGGTCTAGCCGCGAACACGTTGTATAACTTGCGGCTGTGCCTGGATAACCACATCGTCCCGAAGTTGGGGAAGTTCCGGATTCGTGAGGTGTCGCCGCAGGTTGTGGAGAAGCTGGTCCGGGATGTGACGCGTGAGCATGGCCCGGGTGCGTCGTTCAACGTGCGTAGCAAACTGTCGGGGATGTTTACGGCGGCTGTCAGGTGGGGTGCTGCGGGCATGAACCCTGTCGGTTATGTGCCGGTCCCGAAGCAGGCTAGGAAGCCGATCCGTGCGCTCACGGTTGCTGAGGTGGTGGCGATGCGTGATTATGCGGTGGAGCGGTTGAAGCCGTACACGTATGAGGAACGGTTAGCCCGCGCGAACGGTGACACGTCGAAGATGGGTGGGAAGAACCGCGGGCAGTTGCCGTTGGATGTGATGCATTTCCTGTTGGCGACGGGTTGCCGTGCTGGTGAGGTCCTGGGGCTTGCGTGGGAGGACGTGCACTTGGACGCGCCTGAGCCGTGGGTGGAGATCCGGCAGCAGGTCGTCCGTGAGCCGGGTAACGGGCTGCAACTCAGGCCCACAAAGGAACACGACATTCGCCGGCTCAGGTTGCGCGGTGTCGTCCTCGAAATGCTCCGTGAACGGAAGGGGACGGCAACGGGGCCGATGGTGTTCCATACGGGCAAGGGCAACCTGCTCGCCCCCAGGAACGTCGCTAGGGCGTGGGCGGCAACGTTCAAGGACTCTGAATGGTCATGGGTCACGCAGAAGACGTTGCGTAAGACCGTCGCGACCCTTGTTGATGAGGCGCACGGTTCCGTCCTCGCCTCCAAGCAGCTCGGCCACGCGAGCGACAAAGTTACCCGCGCCCACTACATAGCCCAATCCCTTACCCCCATCGACACCGGGGAAGCCCTCGAAATCTTCGGGACGTAGAAAAGGCCCCCACCGAAGTGGGGGCTTTGTTGTGGTGCTAACGGTACGGGTTATTGCTCAGGTCCACGGAGCACTTGCCGGTTGACTCGTCAGGGTACTCGGAATTCCAGCCTTCACCGGACTGATTCCACCCGGACAATGCGCCCTCATCCCAAGCGTCCGCCGCAAGGTGCGGCGCCGCAGCTTCGAGGGCGGCGCGAGCATATCCAGTTGCCCAGGTACGGTGCATCTCAAATTCAGCGTCATTGGGAAGCGACGCAACTATCCCGCGCGCCGCCGCTTCGACAGCCTCGTCCGGGATCACTTGGCGGCCTCAATCTCTGAGATTGCCAGCTTCAGTAGCGCCACGGTGATGGCAGATACTCTGGGTGACATGTTGTTATTCCCTCGTGCTAGGAAGTGCGCCGTTCCCGCGCCGTCCCACATGATTAGTTCCGGCTCCTGCATATCCAGCACGAGGGGTTGCGGCGCGTCTTTATCCATGCACCAATTCTACACTTCGTTTCGCGTCAAGGCCATAGGACTACACATGGTTTCGGGGACGGTTTGGGGCGTCTACAGGACTAGTACGGGACGCTTTGAAAATCACTGCGTTCACAGGGTTCACAAGGTTACACATCGTTTCGGACGGCGGGACCGGTCCGCCGAAACCCGGTGTAACACTAGGAAGGGAAACAACATGCCGATTCGTAAGCCTATTCTAAACAGGAACCGGCCCGATAACCCCACATCCCTTTATTGGCGCGGAAGTTGACCCACCGAAACGGGTTTACGGGACGGTTACGGGACCCTTTGGGCGAAACTAGGTGTAGCAGGCTACGAAACCCGGTGTTGCCGGGCGCGAAACCGTGTGTAACGACGAAAAGCCCCCGCATCCGAAGATGCGGGGGCCTTGTCTGTTACTGTGTGGGAATGGAGACTAGCGTACGTGCAGATAGCCCGGCAAAGCTGGAGCGCGAAGAGGTCGAAGCGGAAGCGGTTCGCCTCCTAGGTATCCATGCCGGAGACGGCCTCGACTAGCTAGCGTTACTGCTGCACCCAGGCGCCGGCCTTGGTGATGTACCGTTTGCCGTCCGTGGTGTTCAGGTAGTAGCCGCCATCCTTGGACGGGATGGCCCCGGTGCCGTAGATCGGGCCGGTGTAGTCGTTGACCGTGAGGTTGCCGCCCGTGATCGGTGGCGTTGTCGAACCTGTAGGGGCGTTGATGTACTTGATGCGGATGTTGACGTTGGTGTAAGAGCCGGTGTCGGACCCCACCGTTGTGACGTTTTCGGCACGCAACGCCAGGCCGCCCCGCGACACCACGAGGTTGTCGATGAAGATGTCCTTCATGGGTGCCTGGTTGGGGGCAAGGTTCAGGACTATTCCTGTTGAGCCAGCATCCATGAGCCCGCCGTTGATGCGGGTGTTTGTGACGCCAATGGGAGGGCTGGGCTCGGCGGGGTCGTTTGTCAGAAGGAGCACCTGGCGGAAGGTGTCTTTCAGGCTCGGTTCGACAATGTCCACGTTAGTGCTCGCAAAGATGAGCATCCCGATTTGCGCCGAGTATGTTTTGTTCTTGGCCCGCAGCGTCGGGTTGATGGCGGTCAGGCCGTTCACGAACCCGAAGTGGTATTGGGCGTGGTTGTTGATGCCGGACGCGCTTACGTTGCCGTCTTCTGCCGTGCAGTTGATGTAACGGATGTTGTAGTGGAGGTGTCCGGTGGTGCCGAGGACCTTGAACGCTGCCCCGCCGGTTGCGACGTTACCGGGTGCGTTGCCGGGGTTGCGGCTGATGCAGTCCTCGAACGTGATGTCCGCGACGGTGAACCCGCCGCCGATGCGGTAGGCGTGTTCGGGGGAGCCGTCTACCAGCCAGTCGCGGAAGCGGACGTTGATGCAGCCGTTGTCGTTGTTCTGCGCTTCCATGAGCATCCCGTTTTGCCCGGGTGTGCCGTTTGAGGATGCCGACGTGCCTGTGACTTTGAACTTGTCGAATGTCGTGTCCGTGGTGTTGATGACGTAGACGCCGGTCTGGAAGTTGCTGATCGTGGCGTTGGCGAACCGGGACTCCGTCACGTTCATGGTTCGCATGGGGGAACGGAAGCCCGTGATGCTGATCGCGTTGATGCGGATGTTCGACTTCACGGTGCTGACGTTGCCTACGAACAGTGGATTAGCGCCCGCCTGGTCGGCGGTCAGTGTGGTGACCTTGATCCGGTCGATGATGGTGTCGTTACCGCCGACGAAGATCCCGGCATCGTTCCCCGCCCCGCCCGCGATTTCGAGCTTCAGCGTGTCCGCGTGGAAACTGTCGCCGGTCACCAGCGTGTAGAGGGTGTTGTTGACGGTCTTCACGAACGTGCAACCGAACGTCTGGACCCGCAGACCAGCCGGGAACGTCACGCCAGAGTTCACGCAGTACCGTTTGGAGCCGTTGAAGATGAGGGGCAGGCCAGCGGCTACAGCATCATTCGCCGCCTGGAGGATCTTCGCGGAGTCGTCCGTGGTGCCGTCCGCCGCGGGGCCGTAGTCGCTGAGGCGGACAGCCACCTCACCCTTAGCGACCTTGCCAGCAACCGCGGCGGCGTTGGAGGCGGCGGGCAGGTTCGCGTCGGGGATCTTGGAAAACGGGTCGAGAGGTGCGACACCTGACGGGGCGCCCACCTTGGACGCGTCGAGCTTGCCGGGCATATCAGGGGTCGGGAGGAGCGGGGCGATAGCTGTCGCCAAGTCTGAGGCGGCCACGGTCCCGGACTTCCCGGCAACGGATGTCACCGGGAAGGTAGGGGGTGGTGTGACCGTGGCGCCGGCGGGCAGGGTGTCGAAGTCGGTGGTGACCTGACCTGTCAGCGGTTGCCAGTTCTTCTGCGCCACGACTGACGAGGACCCGAAGAACATTTTGCGTGTCACTGAGTAGGACCACATCGTGATCGTGGTGCCCGACTGGTTCGTATAACCTGACTGGTCAACGGTCGGGAACGTCACCGCCCCTGGCAGCCCGGGTCCGAGGGCGACCGCTGCGGTGATGTCTTTGATTGTCTCGCCCGTCGCAGCCCACACGACACCGGCGGATACTTGGACCGTGATCTCGGTGCGGGTCACGGGGTTGCCGAGGTAGGTGGTGGGGTTATTGAAGGTCAGCGTGGAGAGCTGCACACCAGCCGGGTAAGTCATGGGGGCTCCTTGTCAGGCGGGCGTGGGGGGTTAGACGGTGGGTGCGACTTCCGGGGCGATGACCTCGGGTGCCGTCACCTCGGGCGCTGTCACTTCGGGGGCCAGCGGGGCGGGTTCCCGGAGCGGGTCGGCTTTCAGGTACGCGCGGAGTGCGGTCACGCCAGAGCCGACCAGCACATAAACCATCGACTGGTACGGGCCGAGACCGGCGAGCATGTCCGGGGTGACTGACGTCAGCACGCCGATGGCGAGGGTGGCGATGATGCCCCAGTTGATGCCAGCACTGACTTTGGGGGATACGGGGGTGGTTGCCATGATGGGCTCCTATGCTTTCGGGAGGGCGTTGCCGAGCGCGACAAGTAGCTCGTGCGCCTGGTTGGTGGTGAGGTTGGCTGCGATCTGCGCGGCGAGGGCGGTAACGTCGATCGCCGCGGCGGGTGCCACGTTGAGTCCGAGCTGTGCGGCGGTCTTCGCGTCGGCGAGTTCCTGCTTCACGCTGACCTGCTTTCCGCCGCGGAGGACTGTCTCAGCCCAGACCTTGCCGGGGATGGCGGCGATG